ATTAAATATCTCTTGCCTGAATGGTATTGTATTTCAGCGTAGCACAGATTACATCAAAATCTTGCAAACTGTTGGTCGTGCTATTCGTCTTGATCCACGAGACAGTAGGGGTATGCGAGAGGGCACAATCACCCCTGGTGCCGTGAATACCTACAATAAGAAGTTTGGTCTTGTCGTTACTCCTGTGTTTGATAAGGTTGGTATCAGCACTGCCAAAAAAATTGAGGTTTGCCTTGATACTGTTTTTTCTAAAGGTGATATGTTAGATTCAGTGGTTCGCAGTTGAGACTCAATGAGACCCCAGTCCACCACTCAAGCAAAAACGTGATTTTTTGATGATTCTACCCTGAGGGTATGAAAGGTCATTCACCACAAACGAAAACACCGATTTTTTGGAAAGTATTACAAATGAAAGACGGATTTCTAATCAACAAGGGAGAATATGCTGCTGTTCCATATGGAAACTCTGGATACATTATTCTACACAACGGGCAGCAACTTGAGAAACTTTGTAGAACCGAAAGTTCGGCACGAAAGTACATTAATGACCACAAAAAAGGTAAGAGTCTTGCAGAGATTGCTCTATAAGAATCATGGGGCCTTCAAAGTGTACCTATAGTATAGAACAATTTTTTTTATGAGCACACGATATTCTTGGGCCCAACTTTTTCAAAATGCAATCCCTTCCTCAAAGAAAGGTGTTTTTTATACAAACAAACAGATTGAAGAACTTATCAAACTCAATCCTATTGGTTTTTATCAATATACAAAAGAGACTGAGTATAATAAGCAAGCATACAAGTGTGGTCAATCTGGTGTTAATGTTCTTGAGCGTATTTCAGATCAAAGGGGCCCATCTGAGCGTGAAACTTTTTTGATTGTTGGATTTGTTCCTTCAGATCTTGCACTTAAAGGATCAGAAGATCAAAGGATCTTGAATGAATTGCATAATCAAGAAAAATGTGATTGGTGTTATAGGTTGAACCCTAATGAAACTACAAAAGAGTGGGCGATATATCCTAATGACAATCCTGAAGAAATCTGGATTGATTACCTCAAAAATGATATCAAGAAAATAGATGCTAAACTAACTATTTGGCAGATGGAAGCACTGGATAAGTTTATCTCTCTTCTTGATGAAAATAAAAAGAAGATTATGGCAGAACTTGCTGCTAGGTTTGGTAAGACCTTATTGTATCTTGCTTTGTTTGGGCAACTGAAAGAGCAAGTTATGGTTGTTGGTTCATATTATCTGACAGCACTTTCTTCTTTCAAAAAAGAGTGCTATCTTTACGAACAGTTCTCTAACTTTGTTGTTCTAAATCTGTATTCTGATATATTCCAAGCAGATTTCATATACAATCTTACTCAAGGAAAAAAGATTTTAGTTGTAGTATCTCTTTGTGGAGATAAAGAAGGGAATAATCCAAGAAATGATAATGCACGTTTTCTGAGCAAGTTCTTCAATAAAATTACAGTTATTGATGAGGCAGACTATGGTGCTCATACTAAAAATTGTGTTCCCTTTGTAAATCTGATTGGTAAAGGTGCTCCTATCATTCTGACCACTGGAACTAATAGTGAACGTGCAAAAGGTGAGCATGATGATGTAGATGCTTTCTTCAAGGTTACTTACCTTGATATGATTATGAAAGCATCTATGAGTCCTAAACTTCTGAATGAAATAAAGTATGATCGTGCAGTAGAGTTTGAGAAATATCTTGCCCAAGTAAGATTCTATCGGTATTCTTGGGGAGCTTTTGTTCAATACCTGGACGAGCATGAATTAAAGTACAATCCATCCTTCACAAAAGCATCTAAAAATGTGAGTAAGAATCAGGGATTCTGGATTGGTCTCTATAAATCTTTGATTGGAGTTAGTTCCATCACTGATGCAAATGAATACTGCCTTGCTAACTGCATTGAGAGTGAACCTGATTGTGTAATGCAATTTGTGAGTATGACAAATGCTCAGATGGAAAAACTTGGATCTCTATCTAAGTCAATTCTCAACACTCTCTATGAAGTTGTTGTTGTGAATGGTAATGAAGTAAAAGGAGAATATGCTGAGCAGTACGTCAAGAATGCTATTCGTTCTGCACGAACGGAAGGAAAGAAAGTATGGATTATTGCATCTCAAATGTGTCAGCGTTCTTTCAGTATTCCTGATATTAACGTTGTTCTTCTTACCTATGATAATGGTGAAGTTGGCGCAACAATTCAAAGGATGAGTCGTGCTTTGACCGCAGGGAATGATTCTAAGGTTGGGCACATTATTTCCCTCTCTATTGATGGGAATCGAGACGATAAGATTGCTCCAATGATTCTTGATGCAGCAAAACAAGTTGCAGAACATGAGGGCATTGATATTGTCACTGCTCTCAAAAAAGTCATGAAGAGTACTCCTATCTTTCAAATGGGGGAAGATGGATATAATTTGGAATTGAATCCAGATGATTATGCACGAGAGATCTTTTCTTCCAACAGTTCTCATCGAATCATGATGAATAATGATCGCTTGATGTATGATGGTTGTCTTGATGAAATCGACTTTGATACCACTGAAAAACAAGAACAACTGAAAGCAGAAAATGATTTTAAGAAAGGCAAAACCTTCCTAGAATCTGCTAAAAAATCTGGTAGTGTTGAGAGCAGAGAAGAGCAAACAATCATCAATCAAAGGCGCAACAAACTCAAGCAAATTACAGATCGAACTGCATATTGTGTAAAGGAGATTCGCAAACACAAAAAAGATATGAATCTCGATACTTTTGTTCAACTGGTTGAAACAAATACTTTTGTTTCAAAATCCATTGGTGTGACCCCTCAAGAGTTTAGACTGCTCATTGAGCAAAAGTATATTGACCACTCTCTACTTTCTATGTACGTTGGTTGCGAATCGTGAATTATCTGACTTCTGAACAATTCAAAAATCACTTCAAGCTTGAGGGAGAAACTATCATTCTTTCTCCAAATGTTGCAATGATTGCTAGTTTCATTGGAGGAGAGTTTAATACCTGTTTTGAACCATACAATGCGATTCTGGATTCATCAAATCATCAAAAGTACGATATAGTTTTGATTGATATTATTGAGGATCAAAAGTATCCACACTCCAAAGCAAAACATGAGTTTAATTGGTTAATCAATTCACTGATATTTGCCAAAAAGAGTGGAAGTGTAGTTGCAAAGATTCCACATAAGATTTTATCTCAGATCTCTCAAATCAAAAATGTTGCTATTGAAACTGCAACTGTTTACGATGATTGTGCAATCGTAAAGTTTTTGAAATCAGAAGATCACAACTCAACCACTGTTTATTACAATGATGGTGTTGTAAAGATTGATTCTAAGAAAGTTCCAATTCTTTCTCAAAATAATTCACAATACTATTCTTACTTTCAATCAGTTTCTAATCAAGATTCTTTTGACTACATTAGTTTAACTGCTGGTGGAAAGAAAACTTGTCGTGAGCAATTTGATGATAGGGTTTCATGGAATCCTGATCGAGTTATTTGTATTTCTACAGGTGCAGATAATAGGAAGATTGATAATGGATTAAATTTCTACAGTTTTGATGGAATTGCAGACATGAATCGTGCAGTTGACTGCTACTATGTTCCTGAGCACATTGACTTTCAATCCTTTGTAAATACACTGAGCAGTAAAAAGTTTCTTTCCTTTTTGTCAAGTGTCTGCTATAATAACTATCAGACATTTAATAAAGTGTTTAAGAAAAAAGTATTCAACAAAAAGATCATCGAGTTCTGCAATGAAGAGTGATTACTATATTGAAAAAGTTGAGAGAAAAGAAGTAGAGCATCTTCTTCTTACTTATCATTATCTGAAAGATCATTCAAAAACTTTTAGATCAGGATACAATTATGCTCTCTTCAGAGGTAATTCTGATTGTATTCTTCGTCCTGTGGGCACTTGTGTTGGTGCGATTGTATTTACAGGTATTCCTGTTCCTGAAATTGCTGTATCTGCATTTGGATTAGAAAGAGAAGATCAAGATGGACTATTTGAACTTTCACGACTTTGTATTCATCCAGATGTACAAGCAGAAGAGCACAATATCACCTCTTGGTTTGTATCTAGAGCAATCAAACAATTTCGTAGGGATGTGAAAGTGAGAGCAATTCTATCCTATGCTGATGGAAAGTTTCACAAAGGTGTAATCTATGCTGCATCAAATTTCAAATACTATGGTCTCACATCAGCAAACGTAGCAGACTTCTGGGTTTTGAATGATGATGGAACTTACATCAAAAAATCTAGAGGTGGTGGTAAAGGTCTTAAAGGAGAATATCGCAAAAGAAGTCAAAAACACAGATTCTTGATGGTATTTGATAAGAAATTAAATGTACTCTGGAAAGAACAAAAATGGGTTAATCCTGAAAAAGATAAAAATTCAACATAATTTTTTTGTAATAACTCTTTAAGGGGGCCTTCAAAGTGTCCCTATAGTATGAAGAACACACACCTAGAACACCCAGAAGATGAGATTCTTACAGGTGACCTATCTGTACTTAATTGGTTCACTGCAAAATCAAAGATTACCGTCAAAATTGATGGAAGTCCTGCAATAGTTTTTGGTACAAACCCAGAGAACGGTAAGTTCTTCGTGGGCACCAAGAGTGTCTTCAATAAAGTCAAGATCAAAATCAACTATTCAGTAGAAGATATTCTTCGTAATCACGGCAATAATGTTCGTGTCTCAGAGATTCTGATTGCTTGCTTTCACAATCTACCACGAATCTCTGGTATTATTCAGGGAGACTTTATTGGTTATGGTGGTTCCGACACTTATTGCCCAAATACTATCACCTACAAGTTTCCAAAAGTAATCACTCAACCGATTATCTTTGCCCCTCATACAACCTATTCTGGGAGCAATCTTCGTGATTGTAGTGCATCCTTCGGTGCGAAAGTTCGTGCCTGTTCTACAGTCTTATGGGTGCGTCCTAGAGTGTCTTTAATTGAGGATCGTGAAGATATTCTTGACTTCTGTAACTTTGCCCGACAGATGAGCACTTTGTGTGAATTTGTGTCCGAAAAAGAAGCAGTCAAAATCAAGAAAGAGATCAACCTTTGTATTCGTGAGAATCGCAAAGTGTGTGAGTATGAGATTGCCGAGAAGTGTAATTGCGACAAGAACCTGATTCGGTTGTGGAAACTTGTGGAGAGCATAAAGATGGATTTGTTCTTCTACATTCGTGCCGATAGAAACATTTCCTGTGAGATTGATGGTCGCAGTAGTGAGCACGAAGGATATGTGATTACTAATAAGTATGGTTCATACAAAGTTGTGAATCGCACAGAGTTTAGCAGACTCAACTTCACTCTGGAGAAATCCTGGAGTTAGTAACTCTGGGGCCTTCAAAGTGTCCCTATAGTATGAACACCTCTTCTCAAATCTCTAAAATGAGACAAACTCACCGCTTTGTTTGTATGACTGAAGCAATAGACTTTTTCGTTGAAAAGTTTCACTGGACTCGGCAAGAATCTTGTCACTTTATCTGGGATAATCAGTTCACTATGGGAACTGACCGTGCTATTTGGATCACCGAACCTTCTAACTGATTATGACACTCACCATTCAGGCACGGGCACAACAAACCATCGCAGATTCTGTTCTCAAGAATACTCTGCTGCTGATTGAGTCTCTCAAAGATAACTACCGAGAGTATTCAATTCGTGGTCATCAACATTCTCTGAATCGTTTTGATGCCACTCCTGGTTATCATCAACAAAAGATTGATGAACTCAAGTCTGGTAAGTGTGACATTGATTATCAGATAGTGACTGGTAAAAAGTATCACAAAGTCGTTTATGTTGATGGCGGTGGGAATCGCTCAGTACATTGCTTCATTGATAAACAGACGGGTGAAGTTTATAAGTCTGCCGGTTGGAAATCACCTGCCAAAGGTGTTAGATTTGACCTGCGATTGATCAAAGATCGTGAATACTTATTTGCAAATGCCGATTGGTCTGGAGGATATCTTTACCGATGATTGAAAATCGTGCCCGTATTCTTTCCAGTTTTATTATTTGTTTTGCCTACATTATCACAATGTATCACGACACAACTTTAGGATGCCGATTATATCTGGTGGGCAATTCTCTTGCCATTCCTTATATGATTCGCCATAAGTGTTGGGACATTGTTGCTCTTTTATCTTTTCTAATTGTTGCTGGTTTACCAAAGGTTTTCTCATGAAATTCATCGTTGATCTCTATGTTGGTGGTAAAGTGTTTAAGGAGCAAGTGCAGGCAAACAATCAAAAAGATGCCCGAGAAACTGCACTGGCAAGAAACCCAACTGCAAAAGTAATCGGAGTCAATGTAAGTTTTAAGTGAGTTATAACAACTCTGGGGGCCTTCAAAGTGTCCCTATAGTATGAGCACTACTCAAATGATTGACTTCCCCACACTACAATCAAAAGACGGCACAATGGTTGTTAGTTTTTATCCTGTAGTTGATTCTACTCGTTTCACTCTCCAAGTTCTAACTTGGAAAGGAGTTGATACCATCTCCACCAAGTTGCGCACCAATCGTGATGCTCAACGTGAAATTCAAGATAGACTGAATCACGATTATCTTCTCACTGGAGATAACATTAATTCACCTCAAACCTATCACATTGCTGCTTGCTGATTACAACAAAGTAAAGTAAAGGGGGGACGTGTAAAGTGTCCCTATAGTGTAACCACTTCACTCCAAACCAAACCCAAACAAAATGTCTGCAACTCAATTGATTATGGATACAGTTTCACTTGCGCAAGAATCGAATCTTTCAACTCTGAAAGATTTAATCTCACAAATTCCAGAAATTAAGTATTCATCAGTAAAGTGGATGAATTTGGGAGGTATTCCTTCTGTGTTCATTAACGTATCACTGGATGATAAGAACTCTTGGGTAAATGGTATCTTTCAAAATTCACGATTCGCACAATTTGCGATTCATGATGATATGAAAATTGTGCAGATTTCAGGACGTGGAAAGTCAAGAAAGTCTGCTGTTAAATCTTTTGAGTCTATCACTAATCAACTCACAAAATGGAGTTATTCACTTATCAATTAAACAAAGGGGGGCCCTTCAAAGTGTCCCTATAGTGTAAGCACCTTTCCTTTTCAAACAAACAAAATCATGGGAACTCGTTCACGCATCGGTATTCAACTTGCCGACGAATCTATTCTCTCAGTGTATTGTCATTATGATGGATATCCTGAGTTTAATGGTGTTAAACTCCAAGAACATTTCAACTCTTATGATGCTGCCACTGAATTAATTGATGGTGGTGATATAAGTTGCCTGTGGACAAATGCAGGTTGGAATAATGAAATTCTACCTGAAACTGCTCCACTTTATTATTCTTCCAGGGGTGAAGATTGCCCTCCTCGTCTTGATGCTACCTTTGGTAAGTATCTTGGGAATAATGAAGAGTATGCCTATTTGTTCAAAGATGGTGAATGGGTGTGTTACAATAACAGACGTTGGGATGATAAGTTTCTACAACAAGTAGAGATTCCTGTTGCTGTGGCAGTATGAGTAAAGAACTCTGGGGGCCTTCAAAGTGTCCCTATAGTATGAACACTACTCCTTCTTCAACCAAAATGACACTCAAGACCAAAACAATTCAGGAATTCTTCACAGAAACAGAATGGGACATGATTTACAATTTCATCGGTAATGCTCTGGATAATGATGATTATGAGTGCGAAGATGTTTATGCGATCAGAGCAAAGATTCACAATCTCTTTCTTCCACAATGAACACTCCAAACTGGAAACATAACTCTGGTAAGTGTAAACGAACCAAGGGTATGTGTAAGGGGCAAATTGTTGCTCGCAAACAATCACTTAAATCACTCCTACTGAAACTTTCCAAATGAACAGACAAGACTGCATTGATGAATTGATTGGAACATTTACGAATCGCCTTGAGTGTCTGATTCGTAGAGATGATTATGCCAGTGCCGATGCAATTCATTCAGAATTTGTTGTTGGTGGAATTGAACCTGAAGATGGTAATTATATCTGGTTATTTGTTCCGAATCTTGTTTGCTAACAACTCTGGGGCCTTCAAAGTGTCCCTATAGTATGACCACCTTTTCTTTTCACTTCTAAAATGCAACTCTCGATCCGATGTTCTTCTGCCCCTTGGGAGAACGAAACCACTGATGAAGATCGTGCTATTGATCTTGCATATTCTCTCTCTGAAGAATACTCTTGCGATGTTCAGTTAGTATACACTTCAACTGGAACTATTCACTCTGTTGTTTCAAACTACTAATCAAACTAAATGACTTACAAAGAACTTTTAGATCAGTTACAGCAACTCAACGAAGAACAACTCAATCAAGATGTTATGATTCAAGATTACGACAATGAGTATCATGGATATAAAGTTGAGTTAGTGTTTGCCACTGACGCACAAAACGTTCTAGATGTAGATCACCCTGTAATTCGTTTCTAATGACACAAACCATTTACGTTAGATTCTCTTATGAGAATAAAGTTTCAGAAGAGATTCCCATTCACACTCAGTTAGATCTATCAAAGAACTCTAACCGAACAAGGTTACTCAATCGACTGCTAAAATCAGTTCCTGAGGGTACTGAAGTCTCACTGCCCAAAATGAATAATGTTCTCTACAAATCACCACTAAACAAATGAATTGTCCTGATAACGAAACCTTTGAATTAGCAATCAAGTTGCACAACAAACTTCGATATCTTTCAGGGGGCAATGATAACGATCAAGATTTAGTTGCTCTTCTAGATTGTCTTATTCAAGATCAAAGAACCATCCTAAACTCTCAAACAAAATGACACTCACAACTCCCAACATTTCACTTCTCAGACTCAAAGAACGTGTGCAGAGTTTGATAGATCAACAGGGTGAAGATGCTCCTGTTTGTGCATTTATCTTCACAAATGAAGATGTATTTGTGATGGATAAAGATGGCAATCCTGATCCTGTTCAACGTGAGATTGCAGAAACTGTATTATGTAATCTTGATGAGTACGATCACATTTATACTGAAATCTTTAATGTTATTGAACAAGAACTTGCTGAAATCCAATGATTATCAAAGGCAACAATGCTGTTCCTTTCAAAGTCAACAAAGGAATGAAAGGTTACAATGTCTGGGTATATAAAAACAGCACAATACCCTCTGATGGTATCATTCGCCATCACTACAAGTGCCTAACAATTAAGGGTAAATTCTTCTCTCGCAAGGATGCAACTGAAGTCGCATGGGATTATATTGAGAACAACTCTTATGCTCATGTTCACTAACTCTGGGGGCCTTCAAAGTGTCCCTATAGTATGAACACTACTCCTTCTTCTTCAAACAAAATGACACTCACAACCGACGATCTTCAAGATCTTCTCACACTCATTGACTTTCACGATGATTATGAAGAAGTGAAAGATGTATGGGGTATTGATCTCGAACCCCTTAGAGATAAAGTTTCTGATTTACTCACACAATCAACAACAAAATGACTACTAAAACTTGGGTTATTAGACTTGAAATTGAGATTGATGAGAATAGTCATCCTCGCAAGTTTATTCCTGAAGCAATCAATGAGTGTCTGAATCTTGAAGAAGGTGAAGACCTTATTGATTACTCATTTATCTGTCTTGATTAAACAAAATGACACTCACAATTCAAAGACTTCTGGAAGGATATTTACTCCAAACCAGAGAACAAATTCAGCAGGATCTTCTCACTCTCATTGATAGTGATGATCAGGAATTAAATGATAAGATGTGCCAAATTGTAGTAGACAACTTTGACAAATTCTTTTCAAAAGTCAAATGAATACAAAACACTACATTCTGATTGTTGTTGGTATTACTTTGATGGTGAGTCTCAATGTATTCCTGGCACAAAGAGATTCACAACAAAATGAATCTTATGATGCAATGAGAGCACTACAATCAAGACCATCAGCAGAGATACAATAACTCTGGGGCCTTGAAAGTGTCCCTATAGTATGAACACTACTCAAAACAAGATGACCGAACAATCCTACTCCTTCAGGGGTATCTTCACTGACAAAAACTATTCTACGCGCCTTGGTTACATGGCATTCACTGCACAAGATGCCTGGAATTTATGTGCAAAACTCAATCCTACTTTTCTTATACAAAACTGGGGACTTGAGGGTCAAGTTGACTGAAACCACTTCTAACACTATCTAACACTTTCCTTTCTCAAACAAAATGACACACTACAATCCTTACGTTCAAAACCTAATTGAAATGGGTTATGATGAACAAGACTGCCGCAATGTTGCTGCTGTTGGTGAATTAAATGTAACCTATCCAAGAAACATTCACGGTCGCATCTTTGAGACTGAAACCGAATACAACGATGCAGTTGCTGACTTTATCAACGGACTTTAATAACTCTTGGGGCCTTCAAAGTGTCCCTATAGTATGAACACCTTCCTTTCCGAAACAAAATGAACATTAACGACCTTTTCGATTCTATCAAACTCACCGAGACACTTGCACTCGAAAACTATCAACAACGTAATGGAGTTGTTGACTATCGCCTTGATGGAGTTTGTAATCATTACTTTCCTATCTGGGATAATGCTAACCCATCATTCAAAAATGGTGAAATAGTTCTCACCTGTAAAGTATCTAAAACTGTAAAAGGTCAGTTACGATATACTTTCCAGGTGAATGGTAAGAGAGTTTCAGAGAAGATGATTCCTTCTACATTCTTATCACTGGGAGCATTTGAGTAAGTAACATTTAAGAGAGGAAGGAGTTATTTGCCTCTATAAACAAAGTGATTCTGTAAAGTATGAATAATTCTCAAATAGTGGTGAAGGAAAAGGTTAACTATGAGAGAGAGGAAGGAGTTCCTTTCTCTCATTTTTTTGTGTTATTTAATGTAAAATCAATTAAAATCATTTATAAATGTATTAATTAATCTATTTAAGTGTTTTCTTTCATTCTCAATAAGGTGGTGCAATTGAGAATCAATAGTGTTATTATAGTGGTGAATAAAGACCTTATAAATGCTCAAAGTTCTTGTGATCTTTGCCCGCAATCTAACAGCACTCCGCGAAAATGTCAACCCCCCGGAGATTACAAAATCCACACAGTACCTCATAAAACATCAGTAAAACTCATAAATACTCTCAACGTTCTTGACAACCCTCTCAGAATAGTCTAGAATAAACTTATACACAAATGGAGGTCTCAATTCTCATGTCTGTTTCTTATCTTCAGAGTCAAAGACAACGTTATCGTGTAACATTAGAACTTGATGTTTTGAATGATTTTGACCCACACAATATGGAATGGGAGAGGATTTTTGACCTAGAACCCAATGAGAAAGTTTCTGCATATGTAGAAGATCTCGATGTACCTGTCCGTTGGTAATCTGTGGAAAAATAGTTTTCCACAACCTTATGAGTATGAGTCTATGAGATTACCTGTGGAAAAATAGTTTTCCACAGTTTCTGTTAGTAACTTCGGGGGCCTTGAAAGTGTCCCTATAGTATGAGCACTACCCAAACCAAGATGACCACCGCAACCTATCAACTCAATGCCCTTGATGTTTCTTATAATGGGTGGAACAATTATGAGACCTGGAATGTGGCACTGTGGATCAACAATACAGAGGGTTTGTATCATCTGGCACAAGAGTGTGGTTGTTATGAAGACTTTGTAAATAGTCTTCCTAAAAATGCAAAAACAGGAGACGGTGTTAAGTTCAATTCTCCTAAGGTGAATGTGGTTCAGATTAACTCTGAAGTGTTCGACTTCTAAGTAACATTTTGACCCAACGGGAGTAGGGGTCATTAAATATACTCCTCCCAGCACACAGTTCCTTACTCTTTTCATCATGTCTTTTGTTACATCTGAGGTTCTCACTTTCACTGCTGAAGATCTAGAACCACATCGTCTTTTTTGTGATCGTCTTCTTCAATATCTGGCAGAAGGTAACAAAGAACAGGCAACAGTTTGTGTTAACTTCCTTCGTAAAGAAGTGGAGGTAATGAATACAAATCTGCGGTAGACTAACACTCAAGAGGAATGAGATGCGCCTCTATAAAGACACTCACCATTCACACACAAACTCTCTCTCTTTCTTTGTTATTATGTCTAAGTCTGTGATTCTTTCTCTGTTGGCACAAGGTAACAGTGGTACCGAAATCTTGAGTATTCTGGATACACTAGTTGCCGATATTGAACAGGAGAATATTGATGACGTTGCTGGTTACTATGCAGCATTGTAGATAGCAACTGTGTGCCCTCTGGATGACTCTGGGGGGCACGATTATACCTTCGTGATAGACAGTGAAACGACAGTGTTTTATGCCGGTTGTTGATGGCGTTGTGGCGGCGATGCGTATATAAAAATCGATAAGTCCCTAACCTACAGAGGTGACAAAACGAGACCTCTATCTCACACTTATAAAAAAATTTCCCAGTGAAAAAAATCTTTCCTCAGAAGTCGCACACACAAATAAAAACTCCATACTGGAATTTCTATAGAGTTGTACTTGCAGGATGGATGATAAGATATCCGAAACCTTTTTTTGTCTTTTGGGGATTTTGTATTGTGCTTATATATAATGCGGTCACAAGATAATTCAAGATAAAAAAATTTCCGGTAAAAATTTTATGACTCAAATCGAAAAAATATATCACATATATGCACGAGATAGATGTTTATTTCATTCTATCAAAGAAGAAGAATTTAATACAACCTGGTCAACGGTAAAAAATATGGTTGGTCTGATGAAAACAGACTATACTGTGGAAGACTTATCATATGAAGAACTTACCTTCAATAAAGATCTGGCACTTCATTCTTCTCATTGACAATTTAAAGATAAAATGTTAAAATAAAAAATGAAAATGGATTGATTCACTTATGGCAAAAGGATTTACAGTCAAAGCAAATGCACCAAAACCAAAGGAACAAGAATGGGATATTGATACAATTAAAGAAAGAATGCGTGGAAAGTCAATTGTATTTTGTCTTCCTGGTCGTGGGTGTTCTTTTATTTTTCTCAAGGCATTTGTACAACTCTGTTTTGATCTCGTACAAAATGGAATGAGTATTCAAATTTCTCAAGACTATTCGTCGATGGTAAACTTTGCACGTTGTAAGTGTCTAGGTGCAAATGTTCTACGTGGACCAAAACAAATTCCCTGGGATGGAAAACTTCAATATGATTATCAACTTTGGATTGATAGTGATATTGTTTTTGATTCTACCAAGTTCTGGCAATTATGCGATATGGCACTGCCTGCCGAAGGTGATGAAAAAGAAATCGTTGGTGGTTGGTATGCCACAGAGGATGGTGTCACGACTTCTGTGGCACACTGGTTAGAGGAAGATGATTTCCGCAGAAATGGTGGTGTGATGAATCACGAAACTGTGGAGAGTATCTCAAAAAGGCGTAAGCCATTCACAGTGGATTACACTGGTTTTGGTTGGGTACTGATTAAGAAAGGAGTTTTTGAGAACTTAGAATACCCATGGTTTGCTCCCAAGATGCAAGTCTTTGAATCTGGTGCAGTACAAGACATGTGTGGTGAGGATGTCTCATTCTGTCTCGATGCAAAAGAAGCAGGATTTGAAATCTGGTGCGATCCGCGCATTCGTGTCGGACATGAAAAGACTCGTGTAATCTGATGAAAGAAAAACTTTATAATTTACTTTATAAAGGACGTATCATACACAAAAATCTCACTGCAGAAGACTGTGGTGAGATTCTTCAAGACCTCTCCGAACAGTTTTATGCAGGAGAAGATATTGACCCAGAACTTATTGAACTTGAGGAGGTTTAAATGGCAGCAAATAAAAAATCACTGAGTGGCTCAGATGGTATTGAATCCCATTCCAAAAATACTCGTCAGGGTTATGGAAGAAATACAAAGTACTCTGCAACCAGCAGAAATAAACCTCGTAAACCACGCAGAGGGCAAGGTAGATAAAGAATATTTCTCAAGGCATTTGAAGACTCTTCAAGTGTCTTTTTAATTCTTATAACTAATTAAGACTCTTATTTGCCTTATAATCTGGGTAGCGCAACCGCTTCTCGCTTGAAGGGGACTTGAAGAGAATAAAAAAAGAAATCTGTAAATGTCTTACCTAAATCACAATCTTCCAACAATCACTTGTTATATTCGTAACGAATTTCTCTATAATCATAAAAAAGGCCATGGAGAGGTAACTTTATGCGACGTACACTCCGTAGCATCCTTAGAGAAGCACGTACCCCTCTTTGAGGCATTTCTAGAGAACGGAGTCAACTGGACAAGAAGACCAATTCATGCATTTTGTTGGAAACCAGATGCACAAGTTCCAAAATTAGAGGAATGTATGT